TCTCAAATCCAAATCCAACAATTTAATTTATTAGGAGAAGCCTTCTCAGTAGAGGAGACTTCCAGAAAAAAGAAATTAGAATCTATCCTTAATAAGATAGATAATCCAAAAGATGTAACTCAATCTATTGAAAAGAGAGTTAAATCTAAAACTATATCTGAAGAAGAAAAGTTAGCTTTAATTAAAAGTGAAGTAGAAAGAGTATTAGGTCGTTACAAACCTTATACTCTTGTTATTAACTCTAGAGAGCAATTACATTCTTATATTGATAAAGCAATATCTAATGGTATAATAGCAATAGATACAGAAACTAATAATTCATTAGATCCATTAACTTGTCTATTAATGGGTGGATGTATTTATACACCAGGTGAAAAGAATGTTTATATTCCAGTTAATCATATAGATAGAATAACTAGAGAAAGATTACCTTGGCAATTAAATGAAAATGATATTAGAGAAGAATTTCAAAGATTAATTGATGCTAACGTTTTTACATTATGGCACAATGGTAAGTTTGACTACAAAGTAATTCATTGTACTTGCCATATAGATATGCCTATATGTTGGGATAGTTATGTTGGAGCAAGATTATTAGATGAAAATGAACCTAGTGCAGGTTTAAAACAACAATATGTAGATAAAATTGATAATACTCAAGAAGAATATCATATTGATGAATTATTTGAAAATGTAGAATATGCAATAGTAGATCCTGAAATATTTGCACTATATGCAGCCACTGATGCTTATGAAACTTATAAATTATATGAGTATCAAAAGAAAGAATTTGAACAAGATAATTTACAAGGTGTATTCCATATATTCAAAAATATAGAAATGCCTTTAGTAACTGTAGTTGCTAAAATGGAATTAGAAGGTATTGATGTAGATTTAGAATATGCAGATAGATTATCTAAAAAGTATCATAGATTATCTGATGAATGTAATCAAAAAGTAGAAATTGAATTAAGTAAATTAAATACTCAAATTGAAAATTGGAAATTATCAGAAGATGCTACTAAGAAAACAATTAGTAAAACTGGTAAGGAAGCTTCTAAATCTAAATTAGAACAATTATCAGACCCAATTGATATTAACTCACCAACTCAACTTGCTATATTAGTTTACGATATTTTAAAAGCACCTCAAGTGTCAACTAAATCTCCAAGAGGAACTGGAGTAGACGAATTGACTGCCTTAAAGAGAAAAACTAAATGGCCTATCTTTGATTTAATATTAGAGAAAAGAACATTAGATAAATTATTAAATACATTCGTAGATGCTTTACCTCAAAATATAAATCCAGCAACAGGTAAGATACATACTCAATTATTACCTTTAGGAACTGACACAGGTAGATTTAGTAGTAAACAACCAAACTTACAACAAATCCCTAGAGCAAATATTGAAATTAAACCTATGTTTAAAGCACCTCAAGGTTACTCTTTAATATGTTGTGATTTGTCCGCCGCGGAAGTTAGAACCGCCACATCTGCTTCACAAGATCCTGATATGATTAAAGCATATTGTGATGGTCAAGATTTATATTCTTTAATTGCATCTAAAATATATAAAAATAATTATGAAGATAATCTAGAATTCTACCCTGAAGGAACTGAAGTATTAGTAGAAGGTAAACCTCATATTTGTAAAAAGAAAGAAATTACAAATAAATCTGGTAAAGTAAGAAGACAGGACTCTAAATCAGTATTAATTGGTTTAATATATGGTCGTGGAGTTCAATCTATTATGGAACAAATAAATGAAACTAGATTACAAAAAGGTGGAGAATTAATTACAAAACAAGATGCTCAAAACCTTGTAGATAATATTTATAAATCATTCCCAAGATTAAAACAATGGATGGAAGAAACTCACGATTGGATTCATAAATATGGTTACATAGATGATTGTTTTGGTAGAAGAAGAAGATTACCAGACGGTCAATTACCAAGATATACTATTAAAGTAGTAAATGATAACTTCACTGAATTCAATCCTTTCCTAGAATGTGAAGATAAAGCAGATGAAAAAACAATTAAACGTTATGAAGATATGTTAAAAAATATTCACTCACAAAAAGAATATGAGGATATTAAAAAGGCTGCTTTAGCACAAGGTGTTGAAATTCACGACAACACAGGTTATATATCTCAAGCAGAAAGACAATCCGTAAACTTCCAAGCACAAGCGGCATCTTCAGACATTAACAAAATGTCTATGATTGCAATTGACAGTAGTGAAGAATTAAAAGCTTTAGGTGTTCAATTATTATTAACAATACACGATGAAGTAATGGTTAAATGTCCTTCTGAAAATGCAGAAAAAGTTGCTGAAATAATACCTAATATAATGATTAATGTAGGTAGAGATAAAATGAAAGTACCTCTAGTTGCAGATGCTACTATAATAAGACATTGGTATGAAGATGATTTAATGGCTTCAATGAATGAGACTTTCAACAAATTAATTAAAGGTGATGAAAGTAAAGGAGTACTTCCTTTAACAAAAGAAGAAGCAATAAATAAAATAATTGAAAACCATTCTGAATTATTACCTGAACAAATTAAAGGAATATTTGAAGAAGGTAAAGACTATTTATGGTTATAATGTATAATATATTGATAATTAAATTAAGGAGGTATTTCTATGGCAAGAGAAAATAAAGAAGGTCAAGCCTATAAATATGTTATTCCTGAACATTATTTAAAATCTGGTTCAGGACAACAATTGATTGATGTATTAGAAGATCAATTATCACCGGAAGAATTTCGTGGCTTTTGTAAAGGTTTAATCATCAAATATTTAGTTAGAGCAGAATATAAAAATGGTATGGAAGACTATAACAAAGCTAAATATTATTTAGATGAATTAATTGACTTCTTAAATAAGCAGTCTAATAAAGAGGTGAAATAATGTCTTTAAAATTAAAACCAGAAGAGGATATTAGTAAAGAATTACATATCTCTTTACCTATGGCTGATTATAATTTAGGTTATAAACATAATTTAAATATTACTGATGAAGATATTTATTATTTTATGGGTAGAAAAAACTCATTAGGTGAAGAAGCTAAAAAACAAATTAACTCTAAAGCAAAAGCAAAAAGAGCTAATTTTAATAAGGAACAATTAATAGAATGGTCTAAAAATAATCTTATGCCTTTAGTACCTGATAGTAAAGAGTTCATACCAAGAAAATATTGGTGTTCATTTGATGAATTATTAGGTTCTAATTTAAATAATGAATCACATCCAGTATGGCAATTATCTCATAGGATTATTAAAGATAATTTTGTTAAACATTCAGATACAATGTTATTACAAGCTTGTGGTAATTTTAAACCATATATTGATAGTATTATTTATCAAAATAATTTAAAATTATATAGAGAAGGTTATTTTGATTTATTTGTATCAAGTTGGGAATTAGTTCCTATTGATTTCTCTTGTTTCTTCCCTTGGAGATTTTATGATTGGAACCACGCCAAAGAAACGTCGTTTATGACTGACGTATGTATTACTCACGAGTTTAGAAATATTTGTGATTTTGTTGAATATTTTAACTATAAACGCCTAATTATATATGCACCAGGTGGAGATGATTATTTCTATAATGAATTAAATAGAAGATTACAAAATCATTTTGAAAATTCAAAAGTTGAAGTAATTATGATATGGGATGAAGAAACAATCCAAAAATTAAAAGATCAAGGTGTAAATCATCCAGGTATAATTAAATCTAGATATCATATGTTAAGACCTGGAAGAGATAAATTAGAAAAATTAATTGGCTATTCACCAGAAAAATCTTTAAAAGAAGAAAACTGGTGGTATGGTATTGAGGATAAAGATTTAATTAAATGGTTAAGAAGAGGTAAAGAAAGAAAATGGGCTTTCACTCCAAAACCAAGAAAAATAAAACCTCAACAAATTAATTTATTTCAGAAAGAAGGTAATTAAATGAAAGTAATTGTAAGTCTATCTGGTGGTAGAGATTCAGCAACTTGTTTAGGTTTAGCAGTAAATAAGTATGGTGCTGAAAATGTTTATGCTATGGGATTTGAATATGGTTCAACTCACTCTTGTGAATTAGAACAAGCAAAGAAAATTGCAGCCTATTACGATGTCCCTTATCAAATTGTAAATATTAATCCAGATATATTTAAAGGTTCAACTTGTACAATGTTACAAGGTGCTACTAAAGAGATCCAAAAAGGTAAATCTTATAAAGAGATTTTATCTGAAAAAGAAGGAAAAGTTGATACTTATGTTCCATTTAGAAATGGTTTATTTTCAGCATATGTGGCAGCAAGAGCAGAATCTCTTGTTCAACAATTTGATGAAGATGTAATTGTTATGTTAGGTCAACACGCAGATGATTCAGGTTATTATGTAGATGAAAATGGAGTAGAACACCTAGATGAAACAAAGGCAGCCTATCCAGATTGTTCTGTATCATTTGTAAAAGCCTTTGAAGAAGTAGTTAGAATTAGTTCAGTTGGTAGGGTTCATTATGAAGCACCTTTTGTTAAAATGCATAAGTGGGAATTAATTAAAACAGGATTAGAATTAAAGAAACCTGTCCCTTATGAATTAACATTTAGTTGTT